AAGACCCGGAGGGTCACTGGGAGGACAAGCGCGTCAAGCACCAGGTGAAGATGAAGGCGGAGCTCGAGGCGGACCTGCTGGTCACTGGGTTCACTCCAGGCACAGGAAAATACACCGGGAAGATTGGGTCTCTGTTGGTCGAGTCGGCCGACGGTCAGGTCAAGACGGCGGTGGGCACGGGGCTGAGTGACGAGCAAAGGGGGTGGGATTTCAAGACGGAGTTTGCAGGCAAGATTGTGGCCGTCAAGTACAACGCGCTCATCTCAGACAAGAAGACCGGAGACAAGAGCATGTTCCTGCCCGTATTTATCGAGGTTCGCGAAGACAAGACCATAGCTGATACAGTCTGAATAAAAATCCATTATTATATAAATGGTTGTCGGATCGCGCGCTCAAGTCTACCATGGAAACGCGGACGTAACCGCAGGCGGCCTCAAGAAGAAGGATCTCAAGATGTGCAATGGTGAGCTTGTCAGCAAGGCCAAGTCCAAGGGTGAGAAGAAAAACCCGTGGATAGTCGCGGTCGCAAAGGCCAAGAAGGAACTGGGCATCAAGGGCTTTGCGTTGGTTCAGGGCAAGCTTCTGGCCAAGGCTCGGGAGATTTATAAGAAATAAAATAAATGTCTAAATTAAATGCCTTTCCATGCGCTCGCTCTCGTGGCTGGGTGCTTTATCCTGTGTATTTCTATCCTCCTAATCACGAGCAATTCTATTACTCTGGACTGCTATAACAGCAACACAGAATTCGCGAACAAAGATGCGACACACAAAACCAATAAGCAATATACTACATATATACTGGTAATGGCTATACTGTGCATACTCGTTTCAATGGGAGTTATGTATATGGCCGTATCTGACAAGGGTCAGGCTGTAATCGCAAAGGCAACAGGCCCTTAGTCGCTCAAAAACGCGCACACCCCCTTCTTTAAAATGGGGACGCCCACTGAGGCGTCGGTACTGACCACCGGGTCCCCGTAGTACAACACCTGGTAGGCTCGCACGATGAGCCCCCAGTTTCCATTATAGAAATAATTCGAATCAATGTCGACTATGCATGACAGTTCTTGCTCACGGAAGAGTCCTTCTTGAACCTCGGGCGAGACCTGTTTTGAATTTTCATCAAAAATATAAGTAGAATCATCAATCTTGAGTCTTAGGGTCGCACCTTTGAGGTTCGACACGAACGGTTCCTGTACGGACAACTTACTCTCGAGATCGCGCCACCACGTCAGAAATTCTTCGTTCGATATTTCCACCTGAAACGCCTTGTAGGACGATACACCCCATTTACACATTGAGCGCGGGATCTGAAACCTGAGAGGGCTCCCGTTCAATGTGTACTTGGAACGATCTTTTGTATGCGGGACTACATTTATTTTTAATGTATCAATCTGATTCCAGAAAAGCATCTTTTTTAACCAAGACTCGATCCTCTAAGTAAAACTCTGAGGTTTGTATGAACCGGTTCCCCGTGATGTGGGAAATTAATGTATACTCCATTTGGAGATGTAATTTCCATCATGTAATCTTCACAATTTTCATTAAAAACATTTGTAAAATTATTAAATTCTAATGGCCTCTTGATCATGTGGAATCCTTCATGAAATACATGGAGAGATTTTGAATTTAAATTATAAATAATTCCATCATGAGATTTTAGGAGATACCAAAGACGCCATGCCTTTGCGGGGTCAATCTTCCCGGGAGGCAATCCCATGACTCGTTTTGTATCAATGTCCATGTATTTTATAATATTTTGTCTTATGTGTTCCATTAAATATATAATTTAATATTTCTTTATCACTTTTCCAAGCTTTTCCTCGGCTTCAATCCACCGCAAAAGTTCCCTTCTCAAATCATTCCTCGCTTTGCCCTCTCTCGCAAGTTTATTCAGACTTGGTGGGGGTGGTATATGCACTGAAACGACTCGCCCATTGCGAGTCTTGATGCGTCTTGGAGACGGCGTGCGCCTCGGAGACGGCGTGCGCCTTGGAGAGCTGAGGGCCTTTTCGACCCGTTCGACACGTGCCAATATTGATGCATTGAGTGAAGCCGCCTTCTGAGGGCTGCGCCGTGCGATCGCCTCCAGAGATTTTGCGATCGCGTTCCGCTGAGCACTGATTGACGCGGCTTGGGCTGCGTAATGAGCTGCGTTGCGCTTCGGGGACTTGGCCTTGGGCATAGTTTTTGCCGCAGCCTTGAAAAGGCTTTCAAAACTGTTTGGCATTTATATTAGTTTATATTTTTTGCCAAACTCCTAACCAGAACACATCTGACAACTCTCGGGGTTGTCCCGGCGGCATGCGAGGACTACGTCCGACACAGGAACGGTGACCTGCTGGGGCTTGGCCTTTGGGCGCGTCCGCAGGTAGTACATGCCCGTCTTGAGCCCCTTCTTCCACCCGTACAAATGCATAGAGCTCAGCTTTGCCTGACTCGGATCCTCCATGAATATGTTGAGCGACTGTGACTGGTCGATATAGGCCCCACGGTCTGCGCTCATATCGATGAGCGACTTTTGCGGAATCTCCCAGACGGTCCGGTAAATCTCCTTGACGCGCGGCGGAATATCGAGACCCTGGACAGACCCGCCGGCCCGAACAATGTCATTCTTCACGTCCGAATTCCACTTGCCAATCTTCTGCAAGTCTCGAACGAGATGCTTGTTGACCATGACAAACTCACCGGCGAGCGTGCGACGCAGGTAGATGTTGGTCGTGTAAGGCTCGAACGCCTCGTTGTTCCCGAGAATCTGGGCGGTCGATGCGGTCGGCATGGGTGCGACCAGAAGCGAGTTCCTCAGACCCCATTTCACGATATCATCCTTGAGCCGGTCAAATCCGTGGTTGGTGATTCCCCACAAGTCAAACTGGAGCTTCTTGTCGTGTGCGGGAGACCCCCTGAACGTCTCGTAGGGGCCCTCCTCCTTGGCCAACAGACACGACTCCTCGAGTGCCGCAAAATAGATGACCTCGAAGATCTCCTTGTTCAACTGCCGAGCCACGGTTTCGTCGAATGAGAGCCCGAGCATCATATAGACGTCTGCGAGTCCCTGGACGCCAATGGCGATGGGCCGGTGCCGAATGTTCGACCTCCGCGCCGGAATTGTCGGGTAGTAATTATTGTCAATGACACGATTCAGGTTGCGCGTGACGACCCGGGTCACCTCGGTGAGTTTCTCAAAGTCAAATGAGCCGTCAACGACAAAGGCTGGCAGGCTCAGGGACGCCAGGTTGCAGACGGCCGTCTCGTCCGGGCCCGAAACCTCCATAATCTCCGTGCAAAGGTTCGAAGATTTAATAGTTCCGATATTCTTCTGGTTCGACTTGTGGTTTGCAGAGTCCTTGTAGCACATGTAGGGCGTCCCGGTCTCGACCTGGGACTTGATCATCGCGTTCCAAATGTCCCGAGCCTTGACGACCCGCCGGAACTTGCCCTGGAGGACATACCTGCTGTACAAGTTGTCAAACTCCATTCCATAAGTATCTGTCAATTGTGGGCACTCACTCGGACACATGAGATGCCAGTCGTGGTCAGCCTCCACGGCCCGCATAAATAGATCCGGGATCCAGAGCGCCGTGAACAGGTCGTGACACCGTGCCTCTTCGTCTCCTTGGTTTAGACGCAACTCGAGAAACTCCATCACGTCCGCGTGCCAGGGTTCGAGGTAGATGGCAAACGACCCCTTGCGCTTCCCGCCTCCCTGGTTGACGTACCGGGCCGTATTGTTGAAGACTCGAAGCATGGGGACGATACCATCGGCGACCCCATTCGTCCCCTTGATCTTGGACCCCCGGGCTCGCACGTTCGAACAGTGAATACCGATACCTCCTGACCACTTCGAAATGTGTGCGCATTCCTTGAGGGTTTCGTAGATTCCCTCGATCGAGTCATCCTTCATGGCGACCAGGAAACAACTGGACATTTGAGGGTTGTTTGTCCCGGCGTTGAATAGGGTCGGCGTTGCATGCGTGAAGTACTTCTGGGACAGCAGGTCGTACGTCTCGCGGACTCTCGGAAGATCTCCACCGTGAATTCCGAGAGCTACGCGCATGAACATGTACTGGGGCGTTTCGCCGACGTTCAGGTATCCCTTTTGGAGGGTCTTGATTCCGAAATATCCGAAAAGGTAGTCACGCCGGTGGTCGATCCACGAGTCCATGTCGAGAGTCAAGTTTTTCATAAATTCGACACTGACGATGTTGTTCTTGTGAAGTTCGACCATGGCGTCGCTGAAACTTTTAGGGCACGTCTTTTGGAGGTTCGATACGGCGATGCGCATCGCCAGGGTCTCATAGTCGGGGTCTTCTGTGATGAGCCCGATGGCAACCTCCGAGCTCAGAGTGTCAATCTGAGCCGTCGTGATACCGTCGTACATTGACGAGAAGACCTTCTGAGCAATCTTTGTCGGATTGACCCCTGGGAGAGGCTCAAACTCCGGAGCCTCGTTGAGTTTCTGAATGCGTCTGGTTACTTTGTCGAACAGCATTTCTTCAGCGATTCCATTGCGCTTGATGACCTTCATTGAGTAATAGGGGTCTCGTTTTTTTATCAGGCCATTACAAATGTCTACAAAGTTTCTGCCGACACCATTGTCTGATGCCTTTTTTTCTGATTTTAACAGGGAAACCATTCACCAGCATCTGATGAGTGACGTCAAGGAGAAGACGGGGTACGAAATTGATCGTCAGCCCGACGCCGACATTGTAGGACTCATGCGCAAGGTTTACATCAACATGGCGTCTAATTATTACGATAACGTCAGGGGTCAGGTCGAGACTATGAACTCAAAGGTTGTGGCCGAGGCGGTCGGCCTCGTCATGACGGGTGTTCTTCAGCAGATTTCTTACCTGCAGGATATTTCTACAAATCCCATTCCTCTGGAGATACCTATTAACACGAGCACGTATGGCAACAAGCTTCCAATAAACAACAAATATGGATTTAATCCTCAGTAAGAATAAATGACGAGATCTCTTGACGATATTCTCATTGGAGTTTTGATTTTTTTCATCCTCGAGCGGATCATAAAGTTGATTACTTGGGTTCTTGTCGAGCCAATGGTTGGTATTGAAGAGAACAAAGAAAAAAAGGGTAAAATTTGGACATCTGGGATTGAACTCGTATTGACAATCGTCGCTCTTTTGTTAGTAATAAAATTCCAGAAAAATCTCGCAAAACTCGCAAAAGTAGCTTAAGGGAACGAGGCGTGTTCTACACAAGGAATGAATCGCTATCGCGACGAAACCGCCGAACTATGTAAGCGCAAAGGGTGGGACAAGGCGCCCATCAGCACAGTATGGATGCTCTATACAGAGGAGAGCGGCGAGCTTGCAAGTGCTATTCGTCAGAACCAGCATTTGTACAGAAAGACGGGTCTGAAGAAGGATCGCGGCATTGATGTCGTTATGGAGATGGGTGACGTCTTCAGTTACCTGTTCCAGTTGGCTCACATGTTGAACATTGATTTGGACGAAATGTGGGAACTTCACAGGGCCAAGGTCCAGACCAAGAATTATTCAGCGGTGGAAAAAAATATACGAGTTTATTAATGGCAACTGCCTTTATGATCAATGATTGTAACAAAATTAACGCCATCAACCCGTTCACCGCCACAAATACTTTTGGCACTCCCGGGAACGGAGGGTTTTATGACGGACCCGATGGGACCTTTGTTGTCGAGCGCGACGAGCGTCCTATGGAAATGAACGACCCGAATGATGACCTGACCCACTTTACCCCGAACCACATCAACCGTTCAGGCCCTCTTTATCTCAAAGAGGAGGCTCCAAGTCCGGCTCCATTCCTTGGGTTTCCAGCGCGTAAAATGGAGTTTCCAGATATGGTTACGACCACGTGGTATCGCCCAGGTCTGAGCAAGCCGTCGACTCCGGGCACTTCATGCCAGCCTATGGTTTGGAATGGCCACATAAATAAAGACGGTGATTTTATTATCATGCTTATTTTTGCGGCCCTCGTGATCTATGTCCTCTCCAAGGTTAAATAGGTGAAACCTTTGCGGCTATGACCTTTACGAGGTTCTTTTCTAAATTATCTTTTTCATTCCGAATACGCTGTTGCATTTTCGGACACGAATGCTTCTCAAGTTGAATGCAGTTGACGCAGAACATCCCTGTGCACTCCTTACACCTGAGAATCCTCGACTTGTGTGGGCACTTCGGCTCCATCTTCCTTCTGTACTTCACATAGGACCTCTCTCTTAAACAGGGGATCCCACGGAATTGGATCGTTCTCGACTTCACAGAGTCCGCTTTCGCGCCCCTTGATGACCTTGTCCCACACGGCTTGCATGATGGGCAGTTTGGCCTTGAACCATTCACGGTCTCGCTTGACCCGTGTCACGACGAATTGCTCGGGCTGATGAGAAACTCCGTTCTCATCAGGGGGCCCGGCCGGCTTGTACTGCACAAAGTCACAGTCCTCAAAGTCCAGAATCTCAAGCAAGAGCTGAATCTGGGGCATGTAGTACACCGGAACCTTGTTTTCAATTTTGCGAGTCAAAGGGCATTTAATCTCGATCAGAATCCCGTCGTCCGTGATACCGTCGGCCGAACCCCCGATAAAAGGATAGTCCCGGTGTTGGACGAGGCCAATTTCAGTCGTCTTTTTCCCAAACCTCTGATCGTACAGATCGCGTACGAAAGGCTCAAGGAGCGTCCCGTGAGCCGTGGCGGCATTTCCGGCCCATTTTGTCTTCAGAACCTTTTTGCGGACGAATGCATCCGGGGACTCGTAGTGGTTGTCCCCGACCGCAGACGCGACGTCGCTCGCTGTAATCATATTTTCACGGAGCTCCAGCCATTCGTCCGTCCTCTGGTCGGCGTAGGTCGCCTCCTTGAGTTGCTTTACTCGTTCCAGGAGCGGGGACATTCTTTCCCTTGAAACGAACGTCCGTCTTAAGTACAATTTCGGCCGCGTTTTGTTCAGCCTGCTTTTTGGTCGTTGCATATCCAAATCCTTCCCCGTGGCCATCGACCACGACCTGGATGCAGAAGACTCCGCTCGGGGTCGTATTGGCGAGTACATAATCTGGCAGGGGATATTTTAGAGCCTGACACCATCGCATAAGCTGATCCTTGTAGTTGTCGTCGACGAGAGATGTTTTTACTTTTTTGAAACTTTCGAGAACAAAATTCTTGGCGTGAACCATCCCCAGGTCTATGTAGATGGCCCCGACCATGGCCTCGAAGACATCCTCCATAATGTGCTCGTTGGTGTTCCACCCGTTGCGCTCGCCCTTCTCGTCCATCATAATGTATTTATCCAAACCGAGAACTTTTGAGATTTCACAAAGCGTCTTGCCTCGGACCATCTTTGTGCGTGCCTTGGTCAGGAAACCCTCCTGCTCCTTCTCGTGAAGGTCGAACAGATGCTTGGTCACGATGAAGCCGAGGACTGAATCTCCCATGAACTCAAGGGTCTCGTAAGAACCCTCGAGCCCTTCGTAACGTTTCAGCGCGCTCTTGTGAGTGAAAGCCCGCTGATACGTTTTTATATTTTTGATTTTTGTTCCCACAAGTTCATTTAGAAACTCACGAGATATTTGTTCCATCTTTTCTTATGATATGAAGCAACCTTTTAAGCCGCCGCAGGTTTCGCGACCTTTGGGCGAACCTTCTTCTCCTTTGGGGGGGCGACTTCCGTGGAAGTCGCCCCGGGCTCCACAGGGGCCGCCTTGGGCTCCTTGGGAGGCTTCACCTCCTTGGGCTCCTTGATGTAGTGGGGGTTGATGAACTTCTGGATATTCAGAAAGGTCACCTGGATGCCCTCGGGAACCTGCAGCAGGTCCTGGAGCGTCGCATCCATGGCAATCTTCTGGCCATTCTTCAGGCCCTTGGCCTCCACATACTCGTTCACCTTGCGAGTCACCTGGGATCGAGACATCAGGTCCTCGGGACCCAGGTTCAGGAAGGCCCGGAGCTTGTCGGACAGCTTCAGGGGCTTGTTGAAACCATTATTGGCGGCGCGAGCCTTAGCCTTCTCGCCCTGAGGATCCTCCATGTGCTGACGAATCTTGCGCATATCCTTGCGGAGTGCCTTAATCTCCTTCAGCAGGTCATTGATAGAAGTCTGGTCCATTGTACTATACACGGGACGGGTGCCTTTAAGCCAGGAATGACGATATCAAAATCAGAATTAGCAACAATGCGGGCGCTATAAATAACTGCCATAGAGGCATAATCCGAACTGGCGTCTCATCAGCAGGCTGTAAAACTGTTTCTCCAGCTGGAACGCTTGTTGATTCTGACTGGGGTAAATTTACATTGAAACCTGCTGGTAAAGTTTCCGAATATTGTGACGGGTCAATGTGAAATCGAACTCCCCGTACACTTTTGTTACACTCCCCACCACAACACCCAGGGTCGCACGGATAGACTAGACCGTTCTGTCTGTTCACGTATCCGCATACTTTAGAATAAGGGTCCATTTCGTCAGCAAGACACATGCATTGTTTTAAAACAAATTCTCCACGGCACGGAAAGGTCGCGCTCATCTAACTATAAAGAATATAATAATTATTGATATACAATGGAGTACGGAACACCTCAGAAGTTGCCGAATGGCCGTTATTTCCTAAAGATTAGTTCAGCCCGGCACCAGGTCAATGGTCTCATTCTCCAGGACCCAATGGCGACCAAGTCTGTTTCATTCAAGGTTGATGACCCGAGTCTGTTTACCAAGATTGATGCCGAGATTATCGCCAAGGCGAAGGAATCCAAGGTTGAGTGGTTCAGGAAGGAGAACCTGAGCGATGAAATTATTTGCGCCGCATATCAGGAGAGCATCACTGACAGCACACTCGATGCGACCCTGTTGACTGTCAAGGGTGAAATTCGGGCCCTGGCATTTGATAGCCAGAAGACCCCCATGGAACTCCAGGCGGTGGAGCCAGGCACAAAGTGTGACGTAATTCTGGAACTTTCCGGTCTTTGGTTTCTCAAAAAGTCATTCGGCCCCATCTGGCGCGTCATCCAGGTTCGCACCAGGACTGCGCCCAAGGTTCACCCCACCAAGGAATATTTGTTCACCGAGGAGCCAGCCGATGATGAGCAGGAGGCCGATGACCCGGCGGACTATCTTGACATGGATTAATTTATTCGTATCTTAATATAAGATGAATCGGAAGCGGGTCGCCATAATTTTGCTGGTCGTGATCATTCTTTTCCTTCTGTTTAGCGGAGGCCGCAGCGGGTTTTCCAACTCTTCCCCACCAGCAGAACCCCTTGTCGGAACTCAGAACGTGTCAACGACTAATACCATCATGGCTCCGGCAATTGCAAATGCGGCACCAGTTCCTCAGGCGCCAGCGGGTGGTATGCCCGCCGCCGTGGATGATGGCATTTCAGCAGCAGCCCTGATCCCCCGTGAGGTTGTGTCGACTGACGACTATGGGCAGTACGACCCAAGCGCAATTCTGTCCGGCATGACCTTCCTAGATCCCAGGAGCCAGATTGGATACCCAGAGACTCTGGGCGGTGTTCTGCGTAACGCCAATCGCCAAGAGCGGTCCGAGCCCCTGAACCCCCGCGACCCAGTCAGTATCTTCAACCTCAGCACGATACCTCCTGACATTATGCGGCCCAAGTTCGAGGTTGACTTTGAATACCAGTAGGGAAACTCGAAGAGTTTCCCGGGGCGTCAAAGACGCCAGAATAACCTCCAATTCAATAGAAATGGAGTTTAAAACAGCAACGCAAGAGTGGATAGCCTTGAAGGCTCAACTCCTCGCAGCTCGCAAAGATCTCTCCACGTTGAATTCACGTGAAAAGGAGCTTCGCAAGTTTGTGACCCAGCACATGGCAATTCACGAGATTGATACTATCAAAATTCACGACAAGATCAAGGTGAATTTTAAGAAATCCAAAAAGAAGGGGGCTCTGTCGAAGGATGTCATCAAGGCTGGACTGCGGTCATTTTTTGGTGGAAACGACGCCCAGGTCGAGGGTGCATTCCAGGCCATCATGGATGCCGCGCCCGTGAAGGAGACATCGGGTGTCACTGTGACTGGTCTAAAGCTATAAGCCGTTCATTAGTAAACTACAATGGGTATCAACGACGAGTATTCCCGCGATGCCTACAACTACGACCTGGCATATGATTCAGATGATGGGTACGAATCTCCCGAGTTACTCGAGCCAGAAGACTGGCAAGATTGGTATTCAGAGGAACTCTTGGATGCATGGACGCGTATCAAAGAATACCAGGATACAAATTACATTAAAATTAATTCAAAATATCCAAAATTTGTAGAATTTATAATTTCTCAAAACAAAAATTCATTAATTGATGCCCCCACAAGAACAGAGGAGACATTGTGGGGTCTTGTCTCGAACATTCCTGTAATTTATAATAATGTTTTTGACATTCAATTTTATCACTGGGTCCGGCAAAATATAGATCACTATAGTAATGTTTGATATCACAGGGCCAAAGGTTTTTGTTCCGGCTCTCCTTTTCGCTCTTCTGACCCCCGGCCTTTTCTTTGGGCTCCCTCCCGGGAAGTCCCTCCTCGTACAGGCCGGGTTTCATGCAATTATATTTTCAATTTTGAATTTTATAATTATAAAATATGTCACAAAGGTGACTGTCACAAAGGCGGACTTCATCATGCCCATGATACTGTTCGTGTTATTGACGCCCCATTTGCTTTTCTCAATTCCCCACGGAGATGGTATAACACCCATAGCCGTTCATGCCACACTATTCGCCATTCTATTCGCAGCGATACGCGGAATATTTCCAGAGTATTATTAGTTTTAATTATTAAGAATGGTCAAGTACCTGGCCATAGGACCTGGGTCTATGGGGTTTTACGTATACCTCGGTGCATTAGCAAGACTGAAAGATAAGGGACGCCTCGACGCACTCTCTGAGTTATCAGGGGCATCAGCCGGAAGTCTTTTGAGCTTTATGTATTGTTTATACAAAGGAGATACCAAGAGAATACTCGAGAAAGCTGTGAGTATAAACGTCAAAGAGCTTATGAAACCGAATATAAAAAGTCTTTTAAAGAATTTTGGGATCGTCCCTTTGAAACCTTTAAAAAATGTTATTTCTGAGATTTGCTTGGCAGAGACTGGGAAGTCTGACATTACATTCAGGGAGCTCTATGAGCACTTTCCGATAAAACTCTACGTGACATCTTATTGTGTCCAGCTTCAAAAGACCATGTACTTCAATACGGATACGAACCAGGATATGAGCGTCATTGACACGGTCTGTGCGAGTATCGCCGTCCCATTTCTTTTTTCAAGTTTTAAAATGAAAGACGGTATGAATTACATAGACGGAGGATGCATGGAGACGACGCCGAGCGATCCATTTGTGGGGCGTGAAGAATGTCTGGCGCTTCAGATTGACTGGCACGTCATTGCACTTGATCTCAAGAATATCAAAAACTATGCAATTGCTTTACTTTTTGCAAACATGTCACTTCGGTATAACTATCCGTTACCGACTCATAAACTTTCTGTAGATGAGGACGTCTTTGATTTCGGTGCGTCCAGTGAGGCTAAGATTCGCATGTACATGGCTGGCTATGCCCAAGAATTTTCTGGATAGATTGTACTATGCACGCAGACCTCCGAAAGGCTCACATGCGCACACTTTCGGCCAAGCGTATATCAGTCAAGGGGACGCCGTCGCGCCCAGGGTACTCGTACATCCGCAAGGCCAAGACGGTCCGCGTCAAAGGGCAGCCCGCTTACGACGTCGGGACCATCGGCCGACCCAAGAGCCTCATCGGCCCTCTCAAGCACGGGATGTTGACCAAGTTTGGGTACCACCCCGTAGAGGCAATGACCAACCGCCACAAGGCACTGATGCTCGCGATAAACAAGGGTAAGGAATTGCCCCTGGCCGTCTTCCGCCGGCTCATGGCCATCAGCACGCTCACAAAACGCATGGCTCCTCGGGCTCACCGCATCTACAAACAGGACGCCAAATGGATCCGGGTCAAGTATGCGTCTCATTTCAAAACACCTCTCAAGTAATTTTCTGAGTGTAGTGTAATGAATAACTCCTCGACGCGTATTCAACAACTTCAAAATATGATTTCTGCAAATAAAAATAACAAAATTTCTCTCGCAACAATCATAGGCCACGGAACCCTCCTCCCGTCAAACTCTCTTTTTACAGTTCCGGATGATAAAATTATAATATTCATTTCTCGCCCAGGGTATTATATTGCATTGAGACTTTTGAAGGAAAGTCGAATGATGTCTCTTATGCAGAGCAAGACTAAACTGCGTCAGCTTTTGACCGATAGACTCTCGGCCGAAAATACCCCAAGTATTATAACTGGGAGTCGTTGGAACTGGAAGAGACATATTTATGGACCAGGACAGCCCGCTCCAAACATGGGACTGGAACTGTATGACAATACCGACTCATCATGGGGTCGCTGGTACAACTCACTGTGTGGGTGGAAATTTGTCGGAGAGCCTTCTCTTCATAGAACCTATGGCCAGCGTATGAATAGTCTGCAGCAGTTGCTTATGGATATAAAGGGCCCTGCGGTAGTTTTCGTTTTTGGGTGTCGCGGAGATCCAAATACGGCCGAGGGAACGGCGCGTGCTTTCCAAAACCGCGGGCGCTTTGGCCGTCAGAACTACCGTCTCCCACCGAGCTCACTCGTTTCGGCGACTCGCGCACATGAAGAAGGTGTCGCACGATATCACGCAAAGCGCGTGCGTGGTTTCGGTCTGTCTTTGAGAAAAGAAAAGGTTGAACCATCGGCAAAGAGGCGGGCTCCATCTGGAAGAATGAATATGTCTGTAATGAAAGTTGCTCGAAATATCAAAATAAATAGGTTTGTCAAGTCGCACCACAGAGCCAATATGAATAATACGGCCCTGGCAAACGCGGCAAAACGCAAGCGAAACGCCAATGGTCTCAACTACACAAATGCAGAAATAGCCAACGCTATACGCCGTCTTAAAAACAGTAAAGCTATTTGAAGTAATGAAATCTATCGCCGAGAACATCTGGGCCTCGCTCGGCCCGGGTTACTCCGAATCCGTCTATCACTGCGCATTCGAAGTCGCCCTGCGAAAACAAGGCATCTTCTATGAGACGGAGCGTATCGTCCCGGTTTTTTACGACGGTCAAAACGTCGGACACGTCCGGGCCGACCTCATCATCGACCGAAAGGTAGTCATAGAACTCAAGTCGGTAAGCAAACTCAATGAATCTTACCGAATTCAGACCCGAAACTACATGGACCTCTTGGGTCTCGATCACGGCATCCTCATCAACTTCCCGGACAGGGTCGGCCCTATCGAATATGAGGAATTCTGGCGCCAAAAGCCTCCTCTCGACCGGATTGACTGTTAGCGAGAAACGGAGTTTCTCGCCCGGGGCAGCTTGGAGACCCTCCGCTATTGTGTCTTAATAAATTCCCATTCTAATTCCCCACAAATCCCTTTCCATATTGTATCTTGAATATAGAGCTTCTCTTTTGATTTCAAGAGGG